CACTTAATACACGGGCGGCAAGCCGCCAGGACCGCCGGGCCCTTGCGGGAAACGCCCTCCTGGCGACGATCCTGCATTTGCCTCATTTGCCGCCCCATGCCGTAAGAGCCACTGCAGAGATGGCGCGACATCCGGCATGGAATTGTACTGTCCCGGACTAATGAGGGGTGGAGCTATATGCATTCCTGTGCCGCCGCCTAAATCAAGCGTTGTTCCTCCCGGACCTCCTTGTATGCCAGGAAGCAGGCTGGGTTTAAATGGAAGCACATCCCCCGCCATCTGCGCGCCTCCTTGCCCCTGGTGTTGCTGCAGGTAGTATTGCAACAGCTGCAACATCTGTGGCGACATCTGCCCCGGCTGACCCATCAGCGGATTCGCCTGGTTCTGCATCCCCATCGGTTGCCCGTTATAGCCGTGCATCGGCGCCTGCTGCATCCCGGCAAACGGCGATTGCTGCATCCCGCCCATCCCACGCTGCTGCATCATCTGCAGGAACATCTGCTGCTGTTGCGGCGTCATCTGGTTCCACGGCGGCATGGCGCCTCCTCCAAAACTACTCGCTGCCCATTCCCATCAGGGCGCCCTCGCGGTCCGAGATTTTTCGCGCAACAGCGCTACGTGTATTCGCATCATCTGCTTTTGTGCCTCGGTGTACTTCCGTGGCGGCCGGTTGCTCTGCCTCGTCATCAAAGGAAGCTTCGCAGCAAGATCCTTAAAGCCCAACTCCTCTAGCCGCTGCGTGACCCAACTCATCGCTTACCTCACGGCCCGTTGCCGTTGGCCGGCGACGGCATCCCCGGCGGGGGCACCGGCGACAGCGCCGCAGCCTGACCATTGCCGAGCCCCGGCAACCCGGCGCTGCCCATCTGCGCGCCGATCTGCTGCGCCCCCTGCGGGTTCATCCCGCCGATCATTGCCGCCGCCTGCTGCGCATCCTGCATCGACATCTGCCCGACCTGGCCCATCCCGACCTCGTGCAGCGCATCCAATACCATCCGCTGCACCAGCACCCGAATCTCTTCGCCCGCGACATAGGGGCTATCGGTCTTCTCCGCGTTGAGCAGCGCCTGCATGCGCTTTGTCGTCGCCTCATAAGCATCGATGTCGGTGCGCTCGTCGCGCGCCTGGCGCCGCATGCTCTCCACCGCCAGCTTCTCGCTGAGCAGCGCGACATGCGCCTGCAGCCCCTGCACCTGCTGCGTCAGCAACTGCTCGTTCTGCGTCGGCCCCTGCCCCAGAGCCTGCGGCGGGACCATCCGCTGCATCCGCTCGGCAAGCTCCTCGGCCATCGGAAAATCGGCGGCCTTAAACAACAGATCACCCGCCACATTCAGCAAGTTCGGAGCCGTGGTAATGATCTGCGAGAACGCATCCCATGCCTGCTGCCGCCGCGTCGCATAAGCCGGGCCGACATCCGCTTGAACCTCATATCGCCCCACCGAGGGGTTGAAAATCCGCACCACCGAGGCCGACAACGCCTGCTGCGGGGTCGGCGGCACCATCCCGCCCGTGCTCTGGTTCTGCTGGGGGTTCTGCGGCTGTGTCGTCAGCGCCTGCGGCTGCTGCGGGTTCAGCTGCACCCGGTCGACCGTGCCGTCGGGCGCGAGGATCCGCAACACCCGCGGCGTGTCGTAAACCTTGGGGATCAGGTCGATGAGGATCCGCCCGGTAAAGCGGATCGCAATCGCCAGATTGTCGACGTAGTGGTAGGTCGCGTTGTCGCCCTGCCGCTGCCGCAGCGCAATCGCCTTGCCGCTCACTTCGCTGCGCTGATCCTGCTGCCCCATCGACGGCTGATACTGGCCGCTGGCGTACATCAGATCCTGCTGCGCCGCCTGCATGCCCATGACATAAGCCTGCGCCATCTGCGGCGGCTCCTGCCGCTGCGGGGCCGGCAGCGGCTTTCCGCTGTCGTCGAGCGCGTTGTAGGGCAGCACCGGGTGGTTCTCGGTGTTCGCCGTCGACCAATAGCGCTGATAGGATTCGATACTCTCGGCCGCGGCAACGTAGGGCGATTTTGACTGCAGCGCGACCTGCTCGACAGCCGATGACGCCCAGTAATTGTAGATCCGCTGCGGATCCTTGAGTGCCCGCACATGGCCCTTGCGCTCGAGCCGGCCCTCGATCACCTCCTCTTCGCCAACGACCCGCACCAGCGGGATGTAGCGGCCGATCTCGACCTGCCGATCGACGATGTGGCCGCCGACGATCTTGAGCCACTGCAGTTCCTTGCCGCGCACCGTGCGGCGCCGCTGCGACATGCGATCGAGCCACTCAAAGCTCGCTCCCTCGGCAATGTCGCTCTCCTTGATGGTCGAGCCGTCCGGCAGCTGGTGCAGCGTGTCCTCGCGCTCGACGATCCGGTAGTACTCGGCGACCCGGACATGGTCTTCGTCGAGCCAGCCACCATCAATGATCGGCCCGGTCATCCCGCCCTGCGGGATCCGCTCGCGGTATTCCGGGTATTTGCTCTCGAACTCGTCCCGTGGCACCTCATCGACGACAAAGGCGAACCGCGCATCCGAGCCGTCGGCCTCCTGAATGTCCGGGTCGAGGTACACACTCAGCGCGTCGCGCACGCGCTGGATGCGGCACCCCATCTCCATCGACTGGTCGCCTTCGTATTCGGTGACGACGCGCCACCAGCCGATGCCGCCCTGCACCTGGTGCGTGGTGGCCGTATCGTAAGCCACCGACGCATTCGACATATACTCGATGTGCCGGATCACTCCCTCGTAGATGTCCGCCGAGGCCTTGGTGGCTTCGTCACTCACCGGGTTGATGCGGATCTGCGGTTTGTTCTGCTTGGCGTCGTTGATGATCTGCAGGCAATGCTGTCGCGTCTTGTTCACCGTCAGTGACGGTTTGTCCCCGCGGTCGCTGTACATCGTCGCCGGCCATTGCCAATGATTGTCACTGTCGCCATTGACGAACTTGGTGTCCTCGCTGAACTGGCTGCGGAACTCGCCTTCCCAGTCCTTGATGCGGCGGAAGCGCTCCCGCGCCTCGTAGAGGATGTCGTCATCGTCCTCCCAGCCCGACCCGAAGGTGCGGCGCGCCGTCTCGTTGCGCGGCTCGCGCTCGCCAAACCGCGGCGCCGGGTCGCGGTGGGAGCCGTTGCGCAGCGAGGGAACAAAAGGGCTAGCCATGATCGTCAGCCTGCTCCAGCGGATCGGCCAGCTCTCGGAGGCGAATGCGCTTCGGGAAGGCTACCGAGCCATTCGAGGCCGCGCCTCACGTCAATCAGCTTGCGATTGCCGACCTTGATCGCGCGCAAATCCCCGCGATCAAGTGCCGCGTTCGTCGCGGTTCGCGTCATGAAGCTCAGCGCCATCCAGACCTCGACGGTCGCGTAGCGCGGCGTATAGCGAAATGGGTCTATATCCATGAGAACCTCTGCTGGCTGATCTTGGGCTCAGCCATGCCAGCAGCCTCACCGAGCATCATCTGCGCATGTGCTGCCGGTCATGGCGGCGGCGCAGGCGTCGGGACGAACGCCATCGCGATCGACCAGCTGTAGCCGCCGTGCTCGCTGCCCTGGCGCAGCTGGTAGCGATAGAGCCAACCGCCGTCGACCGCGGTGCGCTCCATGACCTCGTTGTCACTGCGGTAGACGGCTTCCCAGTTCATCAGATCCTCATCCACCCGGTGTTGGCGCGCTGCCCGGGCTCGATCGTCACCCGCTGCGGCCGTGGCGTCGTCGGGTAGTGGGCGCGGCGCGCCTCCTGCATCGCTACCGCGCAGTAGCGCAACGCGTCGGCGCCATGGCTCGCAGCGTCGTGCAGCGGGTTCCGGTTGAATTGGCCGTTGGGATCCAGTTCGTAGCGGTAGTGACGCAGTGACTGCACCCCATCGGCGCAGTGCTCACGATCAAACCACATGGTCGGGAACAGGGTTCGGACGGCATTGATGCCGTCTGCCACGGACAGCTTTGGGACAATCCGCACCCGCCATCCGGCATTGCGGGCAATCTCCTCGATCGAGCGGCCGGTGCCGAGGCTCTTGGCCTGCGCGTCGTGCGGCAGCCACAGCGTGCCGTAGACGTAGGGCTTCTGCTGCAACTCCCGCAGGTAGTCGTTAAACGGCCGCTGCGAATCCTCGAGGTAGTCGATCAGCCGCACCTCGCCGGCAATGTGCTGCGCCATCCAGATCGATGTCAGATCGGCCCAGCCGAGGTCGCAGTAGACGTTCACCGGCTTGGTCGGATCGTAGGGCACGCCAGAGATGCGGCCCTCCTCGGTCGCCTCGCGCAACTCCCGGGCATAGATCGCGCCGTCGAGCGACAACCGGCACTCGCCGAGGTAGACATGCTGGTAGGCATCAGGATCGCGCGCCTTCAGATCCTCCATCTCGCGGCGCAGCACTTCCGGGAACCACGGGTTGTCGTGATAGTTCACCTTCATCAGCACCGCATCGCGCGGCGGCTCGGTGACAAAGCGGCGGTAGGTTTCGTCGGTCTCCAGTTCGGGGTTGAACGACACGATGATCTCGGAACCGTCCTTGCGGATGGTTGGGATCAACACCTCCCACGACGAGCGTGACACATTGCTCGCCTCCTCGACCCAGACCTTGTCGATGCCTTCCAGTGACCGAATGCGGCCGACATTGTGACGCAAGCCTTCGAACAGGAACTCGCTGCCGTGCTCGCTGCGGATGCTCTTCTCCAGCACCTCGAACTGTTTGAGCCCATGCGTGGCGATCATGTCACTGAGCAGACGATGCACGCTTTCACGAATGCTCGCCTGAAACTCCCGGCAGCACAGCACGCGGAGGGGGCGTTGCGCCGCTTCGACGAGCAGGTAGGTTGCGATGCCCCAACTCTTGCCGCCCCCTCTTCCCCCGTAGCAAACCTTGTAGCGAGCGTCACCGAACAGCGGCTCGAGCGCGAGGGGAAACTGCGCACTGTCACTCACGGCGCACCGAATGACACCTCGAAGGTGCCGTGTCCGTTGGGCTTGGCGTTGACATCGACCGCATCGTCACCGGGCCGGACGAACTCGACCCGCATGTAGGCCCGGCCGCCTTCGCCCATCGCCTTGGCGAGCAGCTCCTCGAGGTTCTTGGGCATGCCGTAGCGCAGGATCGCCTCCATCGCCTGCAGCCGGCATCGGGTGGATTCGGTCTCGTCACGCAGCACTCGGCCGGCGTATTCGGCGGCTTCGGGCGTGAGGTTGCGAAATGTTTTGATCGCCCGATCGGTTCTGACCGACCGACGTTTGCTGCGCGGCACTCCCGGCTGCCACGCTGGCTGCAAGTTTGCAAGCTGGGCGGGTTGGCCATTGGGCATCTCGGTTGAAATGCCGAGTGTTACCGAGTGGCGCCGGCGACAGCCGACTGTCGCCACGGTCGGTAGCTCGCCGGGGCCAGAGAACGCGGGTTTTTCCCTGTCACGAGTTCGACGAATGCTTCGAGATCGTCCATGGACAGGTCATTTACCGGCTTATCGATCAGCCCTTCGTGCTCTGGCGAAGGGAGTACACGAGCACCGTACCGCAGATCATCCCGGTAGAGGTGGCTAGGTGCCGTGGCCATGGATTGTCTCCAATCCCCAGTGGAGGTGCCGGCCCGGAAGGGGGTAGGGGGTCCGCGCCGGGCCGGCGGGGCAACATGCAGCACAAGGAACGTCCTGCGGCGGAGAGCATACCCAGCAACCCCAGGTAAGCGCAAGACGGGTTATGCGGGATCATCGGGGTAGGAGGCCAGCGGCGAGCGGTGTTCGGTCACCTCTCTCGTTTTGCCAATTGTGGAAAGCCCATATCGACCTGGCTGGCCGCGCGGAAATCCCAAAAGCCCATCGTGGCGACGGCGGGTGGCCGTATCTGCCCTGCCTTCTGCTTCAGTTTGCGATGAAACGCGTTGGCAATGCCCAATGCCTCATGCACCGGAATATGATCCTTTCGTTTCTTGTTGGTCAGGCGTTTATGACAGTCAGGACAGGGGATCGTGCAGTTTTCAGCGCTATTGTCCGCTTTGTTGCCGTTCGCATGATGTAATTCGTAAGTGATCTTTTCGCCAAACTTGGTGACGACCGAAACGTTATTGCAGTAGATGCACTCACCATTGTTATACTTCGCCACTCCCTCGCAAACGTAGCGGACGGTATCTATCGAAAATCCTTGGCGACCACCGTCGAGCTTTCCTTCTATTCGCTCCAAGCGAGCAACGAGCCTGGTCTCCACGCCGTTAATCGCCGTCAGCAGATCCGGCTCGCTGGCGGTTGATCCCAATTCGTATCGCCCGGTGCGGCGGATCGCCGGCAGGATTTCGTGACGCACAAACCGATCAAATGTCTTCGCTGCGGGTTTTCGGCTTCCCTGGATCAACTTGTAAAGACCAGGTTCGGAGATGATGTTCATTTCTTGTGGGCCCCCAAGGGTCGTAACAGTAGTAACCCCCTTTTCATCAGCATCGAGCGGCCTAACAGCCGCCGAAGTCTGTTCCAACCCCAATGCGCGACAAGGATCGACGGCCACAAACCAAGGCTCGCCATCGATCAATACTGTCCGGATCGGCATCTCGTCTTCGTCGTGCTTGAAAACAAACGGAACGATCTCGTTCATCCTGCGCTCCGTTGTTGCTCGGCCCAGCGCGTGCAGTTGTCGCAGTGGCAGGGCGCCGAGTGGCCCATGATCCTGGGATTGATGGGTGCAGACCGTGCCGCGCCATTCTTCAAACCAAAAGTTGAAAAACCTTTTCCCCCCTCGCCATCGCGGGGGGGGTAAGGGGGGGGATATCTATGTCCTGTACTGTAAGGGTCCGTAACGGAGTCCGTTACGGAGACGTCTTTTGTTGATTTCCAACGATTTTTCGTCGCGTTGATTGTACGTCGCTGATTCGCATTTAATTTGTTTGCCGCAAGAATTACAAATTCTGCGATGACCGGATGGTACAATCGGCCATCGTCGCACTCGACCCAATGGCGCAGCGCAATCCGTTTCACCTTGCGCCACTTGGCGAGATTTCCGCCCAATTCTGCGAGGCGGCAGAGCAGCCGGTCATCGGTCGGCAGCGAACCCGGCGGGGTCTGGTTCCACGACTTGAGCCAGAGGCAGAACGCGGCGCGAAACTCGGCGTCGGTGGCAACCGCGAAGAAATTGCTTTCCCACAGCCGGTCGGCGTAGATCGGCACCCACGGCAAACGCGGGATGACGATATCCGGCGGGACGAGTGGCACGCCCATGCCTACAGCCCCCTGATGCGATGCGCCCGCGGGATTTCCCAGCGGTCGAGCTGCTCGAGCGCCTCGCCGGCATTCCTGACGACGCTGTAATGCGCGCCGGTCATCAGGATCGCGATGCCGACCGTCTGCTGAGCCGGGGACAGCACCCCATCGAGCGCCTTGACCTCGAGGAAGAAAGCCGTTCCGCGATACAGCACGATCATGTCGGGGACACCGGCGATGCAGCCGCGGCCGGTGCGGATGCCGGGCACCGTGCCGGCATAGGCGGCCATGTCGACACTCCACCAGGTGACACCATGGAGCGACACCCGGCCCGGCGGGGCAATCTCAATGCGCAGGCTGTCGGCGATCTGCTTGTGCAGGATCGGTTCGCGTACCACCGGCGCGGTCAGCTTGAAGACAGCGCGCCGCGCCATCGCCTACACCGGATAAGGCGCGCGGTTATGCCCCTGCGGCCAGCTAAGCTGCCTTAATTGCAGCCGAATATGAGCGCAACTGCCATCGATCAACACCAGACACCGAACGTCCAGATCATCGCCGCAGGTGCGTTTGACAGCCTCGAGCAGCCCCATCATCATCACCGCCTCGGTCGGTGACAGATCGAGTGTCACCAGGCGTGACAGATCGGGTTTGTCGCGCTTCATGTCAGCGCCCACATGATGATCAGCGCCCCCATCGCGCCGATCATTCCGCCGAGGAAGCACTCGATCGCCCGTTCACCACGGCGCCGCCACGGCTTTACCTGTGACAGCTGCAGCACGTTGAGCGGCATGTTCCCCTCCCCGAGATTTAGTATCATTTGCTGCAGTGCAGCCACGGCAGCGGGCTCAGCAGATCGCACGCATGGTGCGCCAGGACGAACGCGCAGAACGTCAGCGCGTAAATGATCGCCATGATGATCAGGCCGTTGACGATGCCGCGGGCCGGACCCATCACGCCACCGCGTTAGCTGGCTTTTTAGACTTCCTTCCGGGAGGCAGTCCTGCTAACCTACGCTCAACATTGCGATAGGGCGGAGGATAGATGTCGGGCCGTAGATCGTGCCGCGAGATACCGGAGAACCGCTCGACCGCGAGCACCCGCTCGGCCGGGACCTGTTTCCATTTGGCCACTGCGCCGCGGGTGATCCCGAGCGCGCGAGCGAGGTCTGCCTGCAGCCCGGGGGTGAGCCGGATGCGGTCCATGCCGATCAGCATTTTGTCCATGGCTTACGGTTACCATGGGTAGGCGTTCGCGCGCAATTGATTGCTTACCCGTGGGTGTCGATTTTCTGGCTACACTTTTGGCCATGCCAGAGATGGGCCGTCGTCTTGCTGCTGCGCGACTGAGCGCCGGCTACTACACGCAGGGAGCCTTTGCCAAGGCTCTCGGGGTCAGCCGCGGCCTGGTCGGGCAATGGGAGTCGGAGCACAAGCGCCCGGGCCGCGACAACCTCGCAAAGATCGCCAAACTCTGCAGCATATCAATGGAGTATCTGCAGGGCGATGCGATCGAGATGAGGCGTGCACTCGCGGTTTCAACCAGCGATGAGATCGATCTCCTCGTCATGTTCCGGCGTATGCCGGACCTCAGTAAACAGAACCTTCTTTATATAGCTGCGCTGCTCGTGGATCCGCACGGAGTGACGCGCAAGAAACGCGAGAAAGTCTAGCTCCAGTCTATCGGCTTTCCGGGGCGTAAGCACCCCGCCTCCCTGCGGGAACTTTTGTGCTTGCGTGCTTCGCTTACTCATGGTAAGCATATCGGCATCGCGCAACGGAGCCCGTCGCCCCATGTCAGCCTCCCTGAATTTTTCTTGTGAAACGTTCTGCGCGTTATCGTACGCAATCAAAGCGCTGCGTTCGCACACCCGTCAAGCGGGAATGTAAGGCTAGCGTATCATTGTCTTTGTTCACAAAACAGTGAGCCAAAGGTTCGCTAGGACCAGTGGGCCGGGTCGGCCTCGTCGAGCATGAAATGGTAAGCACAACCGGAGATGATTACGATGAACATTCGCACTGAGATGCACCCGTGCCCGTGGGGCCCGGAGTGGTACGCGATCGATGACGACACCTATGACGGCGCGCCCGATGGTCGCCGCATGGCCGGTGTCGGTGCCACCGAGGCTGAAGCGATCGCCGATCTCATGGCATGGCTGGAGGATGCCCAATGAACACCTGTGAAAACTGCGACGGCGAAGGTGGCTGGGCGCGGATCGAGCGCGACTGGTACGGCGAAGCCGACAGTGAAACCTGGGATGAGTGCCCGGCTTGCGGCGGCTGTGGTTGGGTCTATGCCGATCCGCCGCAGCTCGACATGGACGAGGCGTTCGAGCCATGACACCCGACCAGGCTTTTGTGCTGTGGTTTGTCTCGCTGAACCTGCGCGAGCGCGCACTCGAGGGCACACCCCTTTCGCTCTGCGAAATGGGTCAGGTGGCCGAGGTGATAGACCACGCCCGGGACGACCAGATTGCCACCATCGATGCTTTGCTAAAGGGACTGGACTTATGTTGACTGACGAACAGAAACGCCTGCGCGAGGGTAAGGTCGGTGCGAGTTTCGTGCCGTGGCTTATGGCCGGCGACGAGAAAAAGATCGGCCGAGAGTGGCAACGCCTCGTAGGTCATCCCGACTATGTCGAGGAGGATTTTAGCGGCGAGTGGATTGTTCAGTTCGGCAACTATATCGAGCCCTTCGCGCTCGATTGGCACGAACGCAAAACCGGTCATCCGCTCACCCTGCGCGGCGAGTGGGCACAGCACTCCGAATATCCTTGGCTCGGTACGACGCTCGACGCCTGGCGCGAGTACGACAGCACGGTGATTGATTGCAAGGCGCGGATCGGTTTTCAGCCGATCGATGAGGTCCGCGCCTTCTACGCCGCTCAGCTTGTGGTGCAGCGCGCCTGCCTCGGGGCCGATCGCGCCGCGCTGCTGATCGTCCATGGTGGCGCCGAGCCCCGCGAATTTGAGGCGGCCTGGGACGCTGGGTATGAAGCGCAGGTGTGGGAGCGTCTCCACTGGTTCTGGGGCCGTGTCGAGAGCCTGCAGCCGCCCTGTGCGCTGCCCATGGTCCGGGGCCCGGTGCCGGCGGTTCGCACCGTCGACATGACGGGACGCAACGAGTGGGCGGCCTACGCGGCGAACTGGCTCAACACCAAGGAGGCGGCCGACTGCTTTAACCGGGCGGCAAAGAGCCTCAAGGAATTGGTCGAGCCGGATGTCCAGAAAGCGTTCGGGCACGGCATCTGCGCCAGCCGCAGCAGAGCCGGGGCGATCAGCATCAAACAAATATGACGATTCCTGCTTGCGTCTGTTGCTTACCTATGGTAAGCATACTGGGTAAGCAGATGGAGAGACGAGATGACAAACGAACGGCTAATCCAAGCCATGGCTACTGAGACCAATAGCACTGTCGAGACCGTGCGCAGGATCGTGGCTAGCGAGCCTTGGCATCTAGCCTGGATAGCAGCGCGATTAGCGCGCAAGAGCATGATCGCTTAACCCGCTACATAGACGCCGGGCTTGAAGGAGTGGTGACACTGAGATGACGAACGACCCGCTTGATTTTACCGCTAGCGACAAGCTGCACGCTCTCTTGAACGAGCTGCAGCGCGAGCTGATGCGCCGCGAATGGACCGAGGACACGTTTGAGCGCATCGATCGCGCCGTCGAGTTCCGCGGCCAGCTATGGAACGCAATTACCGCTTACCGTGATCATTGGAGCCGATAAATGATCAGACTTCGCGAACACGGAAACGGATGGGCAATTACCCTCAACGGACGGTTTGTGGCACGGGGTGATTGGTTCGAGATGCACCGCCTCTACGTGCTTCTCGGTGGTCTACGTATGGCAGAATTTTGAGTAACAGGAGCCGATAATGACGCCATCATTTAAACGCCTTGTTGCAGCCGTCGCGATCATCGCGGTGGTCCTTCCTCTGGCCGCGTGTCAGCCGCCGCCGCCGATCTTTGAGAAGCCTGGAGCGACACTCCAAGAGTTCAGCGCCGACAAGCTGAGGTGCCAAGCCATATCCCGCGGGATGGATGGGAGTAGCGTGGCCTTTGGCTCACCGATGTTTGTCGCGATTGCCGCGGCCGCTGCCAACAAGCGGCAGCAGGGCTATTTCGAGACCTGCATGCAGGCTGAGGGCTACAGTATCATGCCGACCCAGTACGGAGCATCGCGATGAACGACATCTCCCCCATCATCGAGCGTGACGAGGTCGCGCTGATCCCGCAGCCGGTGTTTCTGCCGCTGGCCTCGCCCAACTGCGCCCAGGTCTGCGCCGCACTGGCGATCGCGCAGGGCGCCATGAAAACCCCCAAGCGCACCAAGGATGCGACGATCAAGGGCAACGGCTACAGCTACACCTACAAATACGCCCCGCTCGAGGAGATCGTCGACGCGGTCAAGGAAGCGCTGGCCGCCAATGGTCTGGCACGGCATCAGTATCTGGTGAGCCGGGGCAGCCAGCCGGTGATGCGCACCATCATCTGGCACTCCAGCGGTGAGTGGATTGCCTCGGACTATCCGATCCACCCGACCAAGGAGGGCCCGCAGGGATTTGCGTCTGGGGTTACCTATGCCCGGCGCTACGGCCTCAGCTTGGCCTTGGGGCTCGCCCCCGAGGACGATGACGATGCGAATGTCGCGGAGCAGCTTCCTTTCACCACCAGTGCAGCGCCCGCAAAGGCACCTCCTCACGCCAATGGTAATGGCGCACCGAAGCCCCCGGGCCCACTGCCCAAGGAACCGCCGCCGCCCGAGGTGCACGATCCCGAGACCGGCGAGGTCGGCCCGCATTTGATCCCGGTGCTGCAATCGCAACTCGGCAAGGCCGATTGGATCGGCTGGGGCAGCAAGTTGGTTGTCTCCCTGCAGCGTGCCAACACCCGCGAGGAGGGCGAGGCATGGATCCGGGTCTGCCAGGCGGCCCTCGGCAATTGCGAGCGG